AGGCAGTTGTCGATTAGGTCTTGCATGTTCTGAGCGATCACCATCATGGTGCTGTCGCCCTGGCTGCGGTCGATGCGCTTGGATTCTGCGGTTTCAGCGGAAAGCTTCTGACCGAGGACGGCGGACAGACCCAGCTCGTTGATCTGCTGCGCTAGCTGATCAAGGCGGCGGAACTGCGAGTCGAAGGCATCGCTGGGGGGAGCGATGTACTCGGCACGCCCTTCGGCGGGGAAGCTAATCGCCTCACCAGGACCAGCGCTGACTTCTTCCGCAGATTGCGGGAAGCCATAAAACGCCAGCATCGGCACCGCCGAGATGTGGAGTTGATTATCCAGATCGCTCTGAACTTGGTACGCCTTGAGATTGAGGTTGGCGATGTCCTCAAGCGGCGGGCGTGACTCCATAAAGTTCACGCGGTTGGAATAGGCGATGGCGAAGGGAATGTGATCCATCGTCGTCGTGCCGCTTTCGACGACCTCGAAGTTGCCTTTGGCGTTGAGACGGTGAATCTCGAAGGCGCCAGGGGTCAGGACGCGCACCTGCTCGACTTCCTTTTCGCCGTAATCACCATCGGGCAGGATCACCTTTTCAAGCAGGCGAAGCTGCATCAGCTTCTGCGCGCCATCGACCAACTCGGTTCGCCAGCCAAGGATTTCACGCGGCGTATAGGTCACCCAATAAGGGCGCCCAAGTTCGCCAGCGGACGGCGCATCAACCAAGACGCCGATGTGCCCGTAGCGCACCATCTTCCGGCACGCTTCATAGGTCCAGACGTTGAGGTCGTTGCCTTGTAGGTCAACGTCAAAAAGCTGCTCGCGCACGATGTCGGAAACATCGTTCAGGCGGACAGGCTTGCGGGTCAACATGCCCGCCAGCATCCGCTCTAAGCGTTGGTAGTAAGGCGGGCAGACGGAACGCGCGAGTCGGTTGTCGTAGCTCTCGTCAAGCTCTCGCGGTTCTTGCGGCAGATACCGACGATGGCGGCGGCGCAGTTCGTAAGTGCCACCAATCAAGTCTTCAATCAGAACCCAGTGCGGCTCCTGGTTGCGCCAAGCAGCGTTGGGATCGTTGACCTTGGCGACGCGCGCGGTTAGCTGGCGGTCGTAATGATTGAAGCCGCTATACACGTCACTAATGCCACAGGCTTAGCCGCATTGTACGAAGCAGTCTTAATAGATCCGAATGCCTGTAGGTTTGCCAGCCTGTTGATACAAAGGATTGAAGGCTCCAAGCACCAGGTAGCCAAGACCGTCAGTCCAGTGCTCAATCCCGGCTGACTTGTCGATCACATAGTCGTCGGCGCCTTCTTTGAAGCAGACGTTCTTGAGCGCCTTGATTGTGTGCTTGCAGCGCGGGTGAATAAACATCCGCAGATGTCCGTCGGCGGTGCGGATCATCCAGTTGGTCGCGTTGATCTTGTCCTTCACTGCCCAGGGTGCTTTGGGGCTAATGCACTGGAAGCCGTAACGGCGGATGATGTCGTGGTCGGTGCGACCGGCGGAGGAAGTTTTGCGGGCGCTGCCGGTTGGATCGGGGTAGGCAACGATGCGCCGATTCGGGAAGCGCTCCTTGAGCATTTGGCAGACCTCGTCGGTGTTGGACTGCTTGACGGCTAGCTCGTCCCAGATGTGCATGGTGTCGCCCACCCTGCTGGCAAGGACGCCCGCCATGATTCCGACGTTGAAATCGGTTCCCCAGTAAATTTCGCCGCCAGTGTCTTTGATGTCCTCGGAGATGTTCTCGTCGCTGAAGTCGGGGTAGACGCGACCGGCGAGGGTCTCGAAGCTGGCGAGGTATTCCTGGCGGAAGGTGCGTTCGTCAAGCGTGCGGCGTGCTGCCTCGATCTCGTCCGAGGAGACGTTGCCGCCTTCGATCGTGGTGTAGGAAAAGGTGCGCCAATCGGTTTGGTCCTGCGCCTGCTCCCAGAGGTCGTGGAACCAGTTCAAGCCTGCGGGCGTGGTGATAAACCAGGCAGGACCGCCCTGGTCCGAGAGTGCCGGGCGAAGCACCATCTCCCAGGCTTCCTGCTTGACGTAAGCAGCCTCGTCGATGATCAGCGCGCTCAGGCTGACGCCACGCAGGCTGTCGGCGTTTTCCGCACCCTTGAGGGCAATGATGCTGCCATTGGCAAGCTCGACGCTGAGCTCGGATTCGTTCTTCTTGACGAAGACTTCACCGGGCACCATGGCGCGCAGTTGTCGCCATGCGATCTGCTTTGCCGACTTGTAGTTCTGGGTCAGATACCAGCAAAGGCTGCCGGGATTCTCGATTGCCCAGGCGACGAGACGAGCAAGGCAAAGGTAGGTCTTGCCAAAGCGGCGCCCGCTGCATAGCAGCTTGAATCGCTCGGGGGACTCCCAGACTTCGCGCTGTGGTTCGGTGAGGCTGCCGAACAGGTCGTTGGCGAACGGGCTCCAGTCGACGTCTGACTGATGAGGGACGGGTTCCGCAAGAACGGATCCACCAGCGCACTGGCTGAGGATGCTCATGAGCAAAGCTGCGCCAGCTTGGCGGCGGTGTTGATGGCACCGAGGGCTATGTGGTACTGCCCAGCGCGGCGCGCTTCCATCTGGAGGGTGGAGCACTGGGAGAGCAAATCAGCGATCATTTGCGGTCGCTCGATGTCCCAGTCGGCTTTGAGCTGCTCGCGCGCCATCCGCAGATAGCGATCGCAAGCGTCTTCCTTGACCCCCCAGTTTTCCTTGGCGTAGCGGATGCAGTCCGAGCGCCTACCACCGTTGGCGATGATGCGAGCGAACCGCTGCGCGCGCATCTCGGTTTCAGCTTTAGTGGTTCCTTTGGCAGCCATCAGAAGGGAACGGGGATCTGCTCGGCGTCATCAACCAGGTCAGGGGTTGCGGGCTGGCAGGTAGCGGTTTTGCCGGTGAAGTCTTCCCAGCGTTTGACGATGACGTCGCAGTAGGCGGGGTCGAGCTCCATTAGTCGTGCGTGGCGGCGTTCTTGCTCACACCCAATAAGAGTGGAACCGGAGCCGCCAAAGAGGTCAACGATGATTTTTGCCTTGGAATGGTTGCCCAAAGCCCTGCGTGACAATTCAACTGGCTTCTGGGTTGGGTGCATGTAGGAGGAATCCTTGCTTACTTGCCAAAGATCAGACTCATTCTTGATCAGGGGATCAATGGTTGCGTTGTAAAGGCAAAACTCGTGTTGATGGCGGTAGCCGTTGCCCATGCCAAAAACGTTTTTAGCCCATACGATGCAACCCTTGAAATCAAGTTTGGTTTGCAGGGTGGCGTAAAACTTCCAGTTGCACCAGATGTAGTAGGCGTCTGGCTTAAGCAGTTGGATAGTCGAGACGGTGTCAGCGATTAGCTGGTCGAAATCAGTTTCGCTGAGGTCATCGTTTTTGATGACATCAAATTTTCCGGAGCGCCCATTGAAGGCGACGTTGTAGGGCGGATCAGTGAAGACCATATCTGCCTTCTGCCCGTCCATCAGGCGTTCGACGTGCTGAGCGTTGGTGCTGTCACCGCAGAGCAGGCGGTGGTTACCAAGGATCCAGAGATCACCGGGCTTGGTGATTGGATCGGTGGGGGTATCGGGGACTTCGTCCGGATCGGTGTTGCCGCCTTCGGGGTCAAGCTCGGTGATGTTTAGCAGCTCGTCGAGGTCTTCCTGGTTGAACCAGGGTTCGATGTCGTGCTCTTCGGAGAGGCGATGAAGCATCTCCTGGTCCCACTCGCTGAGATCAGCGGTGCGGTTATCAGCGAGGGCGAGACCTACTTTTTGGTCTTCTGAGAGTCCGGTGCGACGGACGGCGATGATCTCGTCGCCTTCGGTTTCAATGATGCGGACGTTTTTGATGCCAGCGGCTTTGGCGCCTTCGATGGTGCCGTTACCCGCGAGGATGCGGTTGTCTTCGTCGATAACGATGGAGCGTGCTGCGCCGTAACGCTGCAGGGATTCTTTGATCAGCTCAGACGAGCGATCAGTACGGCGCCGAGCGTTTTTGTGGTCGGACTTCAGATTATTGATCGAGGTCACAGACCCTACGCGTGCAAACTTGCAGGGATCGTATCAGCTCTATTTTAGTGGTGATTATTTGCAGCCCTGAGTTGATTGATCTTGGGCTCGACTAAGTGATGAGAAGAGACGGTGCCGCAGTTGTTGCCGATGCAGACGCGGACGCAGCCGTCAGGCAAGTTTTCCAAGGTCGGCTGGACGGAGGAAGCGGCTGATTCGACCAAGTGGTTCAGGCGCTGGCGGGGGTCCTGGGTCATTGATCTCGTGGTAGCGGGCTAGGTAGTAGTCATCCAACAGATTCAGGATGGCTCGGATTTCTTGGTTGGTCGGGGATTTCATGAATTGAACAAAGAACGGCGGCGGTGATGGCTTCGACGGTGATGCGCGAGCAAGCGCCCTGAGCGGCTTTGAGAGCGGCTGTAACGGCTCGCTGGTACTGGCAGAGGGTGAGGGGCGGCAACTCGGCGCGTGAGCCCACGGAGGGGTCTCCTAGGGCACGCAGACGGATGAGCTCGGAGCGGGAGAGTTGGAGCGCCTTTGCTTGGGCGTCGATGTGATCACGCTCTTCGGTTGAGAAATGGACCTTGGCGACGAAATTGCGCATGTCAGAAGGGCAGGGGTTCTTCGGCGGGTTTAGCGGGCGTCAGGTCGCGTGGGCTGACAACTTCGACTTTTGGCTCGGGGGCAACGTCACGCATCAGGTTGCGGTACGCCTGCGGGTTGATGTGTCCCGGCGGTGGGGTGTCGAGGTCCTCCAGGGTGCAGCGATTGGCTTCGATGAGGCGCTGCAGGAGTTTGCGGGCGCCTTCTGGGGTGGAGATGCGGGTGAGTGGCATTAGTCGAAAGCTTCGAGGCGTTGACGTTCTTCTTCTGCCCAGGGGTGCCGGACCCAGCGTCCAAGACCACGAGAGCCGGAGGCGCCGGGGATGGGCGGGCAGTAGGTGCAGTAGTAGCCCTCTTTGTCGTACATGCCGATGGCATGGTCGCTGGCGACAGGGCTGTAGTGGAAGCGAGCTTCGCCTAGCTCGGTTTCGCCAAACATCGCGGAGGTGGCGATGCGGTAGACGGATTTAGGGCTGATGCGTTCTTTGTTGTCGAAGACCTGGTGAACGCACCTGCCGCGATTTGCGTAATCGAACAGGGGCAGCATTAGAAGACGTAATTGGCGTGATTGATTGTTTGTTGCCCGGCAGGTCGATCGTTGACGGTGGCGAACCGTTCATCGCGTAGCCAGCGGAAGCAATCAGGCAGAGGGCTGACGAAGGAGTCGCCTGCCGCGTGCTGATGCTCGATTTCAGTTTCGATAGCTTTTTGGATCGTGTCTTCAGATTCGGTCCGGATTGTCTTCTGCCACTGGGTTAGGGCTTTGGGCTTGGACTGGCTGTGGGCACGGATGGGTGCGGAAAGGTAGGTCTTCCAGAAGCGCTCGAAGGCTTCGCTGCCTTTTGCCCTGGGCTTTCGCTTGGGGGGCTCGGACACGGCTGGAAGCTCGCCTTCCAGCTTTAAAAGGGTTCTTGTTATGGGTTCTTGTTCATGGGTTCTTGTTAGTGGAGCATTTTTGCTCCGGGTAGGTGGAGCATTTTTGCCGGGGGTACCCGGAGCATTTTTGACCCGGGTCATTTTTGACCCCAGTCCTTTTTGCTCCGGGTGGTCGACGCGGATGTGGTAGACCGTCGTCCGCCCAGGGCGCAGTTCGACTTCAACCCAGCCGGTCTGGACGAGTGCAGAAAGGGTGCGTTGTACGACCTTTTCGCAGATGCCGGTTTCACGGGAAATCGTTGGCACCGATGCAAAGCAGCCCTGCGAAGAGTTCCAGCCGTGACGATGCAGGCAGGCATAAACACCCCAGACTTTGTAATCGGGATGGGTGTCCATCAAGCGGTATGGGATTACTGCAAAGCCGCTCGATTTGACTGTGGCTTTCATGTAAAGTTGCGGTGCAAGTAACGGTCTTTAAGCCTCGGGTCGCGCCGGGGCTTTTTATTTTGGCGGGGATTATTTGGTTTGTCTCGCCTCCCTTTCGAGCCGCTTGACGCCCTGGTCGAGGATCTCGTTGACGAAGGCTTTGCGGGTGAGGTGCGAGGGCTGGAGGGCGTCGATGCGCTCCAGGATCTCGTGTGCGATTCGGATGGTGACACCCTTGGTGCCGGGAATTGCCATGGCTTGAAAAAGCGCTGAAACGGCGCTAAGTTACTGCACCTTCCCGCGCCTGGCAAGTTGCTCGACCCGATCGCTGACCTGGAGTTTTTCGAGGACCTGCACCGTTATCGGTACAAGGGGCGCTGGATGCCGTTCAGCGTCTCCAAGATCGCCAGCCCCTCCGACCCGGCAGCAGAGCGGCGCTTTGAGGAAACCCGGCACATCTGGGAGCCCAGGGGCAACGCCGTCCACCGCTACTGCGAGACGATGCTCAAGGGCGGCATCCTCTATAAGGACGAGTTTTCCGCCTGGACCGATGAGCTGGACGACTGCTGGCTGATCACCGAGAGCGAGGCGGTGGCGGTCGAGTACCGGCTCTGCGATCCGCGCAAGGGAATTGGCGGCAGCTTCGATTTCCTCGTTCGCACCAGCAACGGCAAGCTCGCGCTGGGCGACCTGAAGACGGTGAGCAGCGACAAGGCGGTCAGCCAGCGGCAGCCCGCCAAGGCGCAGTTGGGCGGATACCTGGCAATGCTGATCGACCATCACCCTGAGCTGTCGGTCGATAGCTGTTACACGCTGGTCTCGGGACCGGGTCGGTATCGGCTGATCAAGAGCGAGCCAGATGAGTGCCTGATGGAATGGATTGGCGCCTGGGACGCCTTCAAGCTGATCAACGCACCGTTTTGAGCGAGCTGAACTGGACTGAGATTTTTGAGCGGTGCCCGCACCTGGCGCCGCCGGGCTACGCGGAAGCTGTACAGGCTGGACAGGAACGGAGCAAGGAGCGGTACGAGCGCCTGGGCAAGAAGCGCGCAGGTAAGAGCGGCAAGAGCAAGCCGGGGCGATTTCCTGGCTTGAAGCACGGCGCGGATTGATTTCGGCAAAGCTGCAAAACGGCGCCGAAAAGGCTTGCAACCGACGGACAGGCGTGGCAAGGTAGCTGAGCCGCTCATCCATCAATGCGCAAGCTCCGCCGCTACAGAAGCAGCCCTGGCAGCGCCGTTCCTGAGGAGCTGCTGTTCTCCGCCTTCAACTGGGAAACCCTGCGCGAGCAGTATTTCCTGAAACTCAACCGCGCCGATGAGGCGATGGAGTGCCGCCAACTCCGGGCGATCTACTCCAAGCGCATCTGGACCGAGTGCGGCATCTCCGTTGACCTCTCATGAAATCGCAAGCCATCCGCGACGCCGAATACGACGTCGACCGTCTCTTCTGCTGGGCTGACAACGAAAACCACCCCAGCACTTATTCGATCTTCCTGGTGCTGACGGGGCACCTGGAAGCTGAGTTCATCCGTCCTCTCGGGCACCTGGAAGCCAGCCTGCTCGCCAAAGCGCTGAGAGCCTGGACGACCTACCCCGTCTACATCAACGACCTGATCCACAAGCAGCAACGAGAAGTCGCATGACCACGTTCCCGAAATCCATCGAAGCCCCGATCACCCGCTTCTTCCATTCCCCGATCAACTGGGACAAAGGCGTCAAAAACGGCGGCATGACCGCCGTGCTCAAGCTGCCCGAAGGCGACTGGAATGACGTGCTGGTTTATCAGCCAGACAGCCCTGGCGAAAACTGGTGGGACCTGGTGCCACGGAACGCTGTGATCCGCGCCTCAATTAGAGAGCCTGCCAAAAAGAACCCGAAGGATCTGATCGCGTTCGCCCTGCCCCTCAAAAATCAGCCGAGCGCGACCCAGGCGCTGATCAAATCACTGCAAAGCGAGGAGATCGACCAGGACATCAAGGTTGGGCTGACCGACGGCGACAAGCTTGAGGAGCAACTGAAGGAGGAGGTGCTGAAGAAGCAGCAGCTTGAGAAGCTGAAAACCTACCTGCCCAGGGCTCAGTATTTGATCAAGATGGGCGAATGGCTTGATCAGAACGAGGCTGGCTTGAAGCTCTGCCAGAGCCAAATGGCTGACGCGTTTTTTGAGTGGTGCGAGGACGATTCACCGGATGCCGATTCAACGCTGGTCCACAAAACCGACGACGCCTTCAAGTACTTCATTGAAACGATCGCCAGCCTTCGGCAGCTTTGCGGGTGCCGCGATAAGGAACGCGACGGGACTCTTTACTTGAGCTTTCCTGGCGGCAAAGTTGAAACCATCATCGACTTGAACGAGCTGCCATGACCGCCGGTGCTCGACTGATCTTTCAATACCTCCGCGCCATGATCGCGGGGGAGCCAAGGCTGCAGCCGATTTTGCGGATGCCGCTGTCGGAAGAAGCGCGGGACTATCTCCTAAACATGGAGGTCGAATGGCAGGTGGCGTTGCTTGAGCATTGCCTTGAGCTGCCGCCTGGCAAGTATCCGCGCCAGAAATGAGGCAGGTGGGGAGCTTGCCGGAGCAGTCCTCCCCTCACCGTCGCCTGCCGTCGGCGGACGCTTCGAGATCCCTCAATAGGATTTCGAGCTGCAAGGTT